CTCTCCAAGTTTTGACCTGGAGTTTCAATATCGATACCTCCATTAGAGAAGCCATCTTTATTGATGTCCAATGCTTTGTTTGCATTTACTTTTTCAGCCATTTGTCCTCCTATTTTTTTCTTAATTTGCCTAATGTTATAGCAAAACGAGCTCTTTGTCCAAGCTTTCCAGGTTTCTTAGCTGCCGCTCTTAATCTTGACACTGGAATTTTTTCGCCTTTCTTAACATTTAAAGATTTTCTTAGTGAACCAGGTTTTTTAATAGCCTTTTGAATAAATTTTTTATCTTTTTTTGCCATTTTTCTTCATCCCTGGTTTTTTAATCACGCCTCTTGCAATTAAAATGTCTTTTTTTGTAATTTTTCCATCGCCTGACATGTCAGGGAAAGATTTTTTCTTTTTTTTCATCATTTTTTTCTTTTTCATCATCGATTTTCTCCTTCATATTTTTCGATTTCAATATTTGGCATCATTTTGTCCACGTTTGGAACAGATTTGCTTAATATTGTTTTTTCAATTGACGTATCAGCCCTTAGTTTTGCTAATTCTGCGTTTTGATCCAACTTATCTTGCTTGTCTTGTTGGTTCATCATCGCTTTCATACGATCGAGATTGATTTTTTCTTGTCCTTCTCGTTTTTTACGCTCGTTATCCATAGCTCTAAGGTCTAATTCTCTTGCTCTTAACTTCGCAATCGGGTCATTATCAAATTGTGAAGTAATAGATTTTTCTTCTTTTAAGAATTCACCCATCATCTCAGCAATTAACACAGCTTTTCTTGCTTCAATTCGTTGTTGAAGCTCTTGTCCTTGCATTTGTGTTTGAGGATTCTGCATTAACATCTGTAGTTGTGGTAATTCTTCTCTAAACTCTAGTTCGATTTGCTCTTGTGCCATCAAACTTATGTGTTCAAAAATATTTTTTTCCATCGCAGCCATTACCATCGGATTATTTCTAGCAATGTTAGTTGCCATAAAATTTAAATGCGATGTGATGTGTGCTCTGTGATCTTGTCCAGGGAAAGCTTGAAAAGGTTTGCCACCCAACGCCATGATATTTTCTAAACTTGGATCAAGCGGTTGTGGTTGCTCTGGTTTTTTTAATAACAGATCAATATCTTTTACACCTAATGCTTCGTACATATTTCTATACGCTTGGTATAAATTATGCATCTGTGGATTAGATGATGCCAGTTGCAACTCTGTTTGCGCGAGGGAAATACGCTGAGTTTGTGAAAAGATGTTGGGGTCCGCAACTGGCAATATATCTACCCGATCATCAAAGTCTTGTTGTTTAATCATCCTTTGACCCCCAACTACGTCGTATGGATATTCTGGTGGTAGATATAACTTGAATACTCTTGCTAACATTTTAAACTCTTGTTTTAACGAAGAGTAAATTCTTTTGTGTATCGCTGACATAACTCTTGATCCACGCTCTAGTAAAGCTACTGTTGTTCCTACAGCGGCTTGTTGATTACCATCACCTACTTGCATATCTGCAATCGATGCAAATCTTTGTCCAGCTTGAACTACGATACCCATTAATTGTAATAATGTTTGAGATGGTTCTTTAAATGGTAACATCATAAATGAATCTTTTAAGTTACCACCTGGAGCGTCTACATCTCTGAACTCACCAGGTTGTATAGATTGCGCGTCATCTCTAATTCTAATGCCACGCATTTTAAATCCTGCGGGTAGGTTGGAGAGCGTACCCGCATCCAATAATTGACGAAGAGCTGCAGTTGCAGTTCTAGACAGACCACCAATCATATGGATGAGACCGAAGCCATAGAATCCTAAACCCGGTAAAAATTTAAAGTGGGTAAAATATGGAATCTTAGTTTTGTTCGGATCTCCAATTTCATAATTTCTTCTAATTGATAAAACTTTTCTTGTAGCTTCTTCAACAGTTACAATGTATGGAATTTTTATTCCAGAAGGCTCACCTGTTTGCTGATCTTGATCTTCAAAACCTTCTAAATCTAAATTAACATGACATTCTAAAATTGTATAAATGTCATCGTCTTTTGATTTTCTTTGACCTTCTAGTTCTCGTTCTTTTTTCTCAACTTCGTTTTCTTGATAGCCAGGTGTTCCTAATTCTATATCTAAATAAAAACCACCTATCTGTTGTTTTCTTAATTCGTTTTTTGACATCTTAATCCGGTGGATGATTGCTTCCGCATCGTCTAATGAGGTAGCCGAATAGGGAACAATCAAATCATCCGCTGGAACAAACTTCGAAACAGCTTTGCCTAAAAGTTCATCGTAATAAACTTTTTTAAATGTTGAACCTGCTAGTGGCAGATAAAACAACATTGAATCGAAGTCGGGCTCATAGTCATGCATTTTTTCCATGAGCTCATAGTTCATGTAATCCTTCACCCGTTCAGACTGTTGTTGTTTTTCTGGAGTGTAAGCTCCAACAACTTGAGTTCTAACCGGACCGTTGGCTGGTAATAATTCTTTGTAAGCTAATGCTTGAAACTGTGTAACTGCTTCTGCTAGAACTGGGTGTGTTGCACCTGATGCTCCTTGAAACGGTTCTGTTCGCATGTCGTATTTGAAACCTAATAAATCTAAACCTTGTGTGTAAGTTTTTTCCCAATCTTTTCTGGACATGTTATAGTCCATATACTTTTGAGTTAAGTCACTTCCTAATTCATCTAAAACGTGCTCTTCTAAAAATTCTGCTAAGTTTGCGTAGTGCTCATCACCACCTTCTGGTGATGCTGCACTAGGATCAAAATCTACGGTAACGGATCCATCTTCCGCTTCTTCTATTTCAACAGGGCCTTTAGCTGTTTGTTCCGCTTCAACGGAAGTTTCAACTGCTTCTGTGATTTCTTCTTCACCGGGGATTTCAAGTTTTGATCTTGGCTCTTGTGTTAGAGCCTTGTCTATTTTGTCTGCCATTTGTTTTCTCCAAGTTGACTGTTTTAACAGTATTATAGTTTAAATTCAAGCCCTGAGGCGTGGGTCCTGATTCAGGCGGCAGGAGCCATTTCTTAGGGTAGCTTGATGTTTTTGATTTGATCATTGTATTTCCCGAATGTTGTTTGTCCTACTTCTTCAAAATCGTCTGTCATTTTTGCTAGATCTTTTGCTCGCTCTGCTGCAGCAAACTCTGGATCATTTCTTCTCATATAGTTATTAATTGCTATATCTGCGTCTCCAGAATCAAAAGCCATTATCTTATCAGTCAAAGATAATTTTATTCCCATGTCATCAGCTTTAGTAATTGCACTCTTAACTGCATTAGCACCAAAAGCATAACCTACAGGTTTAATAACCTTACCAGTTGTTTTTAAAATTTTACCTCCAGTTGAAAGTATTTTGTCTTTTAATCCAACTTTTTCAAAACTTAATGCATCTGTTTTAATTCGTTTTCTTAAATCTGTGGCTTGTTCTTTAGTTAAATTTTCTAATTTTATTCCTGGTTGTTTTTGATCGCTTCCTCCAAATTTTTTACCAACAAAATTAACAGGTGTACCATACTCATCCAACACAGGGACCACTCTATTAAAGCCAATTAAGTTTCTATATTCTTTTGGTAATTCTTTAACAGCTTTTTTAACAATTCCTTCAGCTTTATCATTTAACTCATCTATTTTTTTTAAATAACCTTTTGGTTGTTCGTTAATTAAATCAGTAATGTCATTAGCTATATTATTTAAATCTCTGTTATAAGGAGAAAGTGTTCTATTCATTTTTGCAGAGATAACTGCAATATCATTTGTATCTAAAGGTATCTCTCCACCAATATTCATAATATGATGAAACTGAAAACCTCCTGTTCCTTTTGCTTTAAAAGGAGCTGTAGTCTCTAACATTTTTTTTCTTTTTTGAAAACGTTTTTCATCAACTTCTTTAGACATACCTTTCGGTTCTTCCCTTTTAAAAAAACCAGCGCCAAGGTCATACATCTTAAGTCGATCACGAATACCTTCAATTGTAAAATCAGCGCCTCTTACAGTCTTATAGTCTTTAAGAACTTCTAAAAATTCATTAAAAGTTTTTCCCTTATTAGCTTTAGCTAATTTTATAAACTCTTCTTTACCTAATTGATTTGGAGCTTTAGGCTGAGGGCCTTTTCCTTTTAGAATAGTGCTACCTGTAGTTGATCCTTGTCTAATACCTTGTCTTTCTTTTCTTTTTAAAGATTGCCAAAGCTCTACACCTTTTTTATTATATTTGTTACCATAAACTAATTCTGCTATTTCTATTTCTTTAACAGAAGGTTTGCTTATCTTTTTAGTGTAATCTCCAATGGCACCACCTTTTGGTAAGTTTTGTCTAATTTTTACAAACTTATCAAACTCTTCTTTTGTATCAAAAAATTTTCTAAGTCTTTCTCCATCTTGCGTATATCTTAAAACATATTTTCCTGTGTTAGGTCCTTGTTTAACAAGACCTCCATCTACAAGTTCACTTCTATCTACAGTTCCAATACCTTCTACAACTCCACGCAGTCTTTGTTTCTGTGCAAGATCTCTATAGTAAGATCTTAAATCCTTAACAACTTTGATTGCTTCATCAGCAGTAAAAGTTCCATCAGCGATTCCTTTTTTAGTAAAGTCATCTAAGGCAAGTCTTATGTCATTAACAGGTAAAGAATTGCTTTGATAAGCTGCCATGTAGATATTTGCTTTTTCTTTGAATTGATCTAACGTGAAAGGTTTTGCTTTGGGTGCAGATCCTTCAGCTAGTTGAATCCTATCACCAGTAATTAAAAGAAAATTTTCTGCTGCTTTTTTTGATTGTTGTTTTTGTAGTCGAGTAGGTGATTCGATATACGAAGTTATCGCTTTACCATAGTCAGCGATCTTCATATTAAACTCCTAATATTCCAGCTAATCCTCCACGGGCTAAATCTACTGAAGCTTGTCCTCTTTCTAATCTTAAAAATTCATCGATGTCGATAATAGGCATTCCAGGTCTTTGCTCGTTCATGTCGTATTTGTACTGCTCGTACATTTCAATTTCCTCAGGTGCATATTTACCAGGCTCGTAGCTAGCTCTCAGAGCTGCATTATCTCTATTCTCTGGACCCTCAGCTGTAGGGCCTCTCATTTCTTTAAAATAAAATTCTTTAATCTCGTCTAAAGATCTTGGTCTTCTATTATATCTTCTAACAAATTCTCTGACAACTTCTTCGATTTTGATGTCCATGTTGCCTGATGCCAGTTGCAATGATTCGATGCCTTCTTTTTCCATAGGTTTGCTTCCCTTTAAAATTTTTTCAAAATCGCCAATGGGATCCATTTCGATCTCTTTGATTTTTATATTATTCCTTTTTATGTAATCAGTCAAGGATTCTCCTGTCTCTACACCAACCCCTGAGTTGTAAGCATCAATTACATCTGCATAAGTTTCGTATTCCATTAATAATATACCTTCTGTTTCTTAGGTAATAGTTCATCCTTATAATCTTCAGGGTGTTCTATTAACCCTCCTTGTCTAAATCTCATAACAGCTTGGGTCATACTATCTACCAAGTCGTCATGGTCTCCGTATGGAAAAGCTGCACATTCCTCAATAACTTCTTGTGCAAATTCCATTTCTTTGGGCGCCCATATTCTCCCCGATTCAAACAGCGGAGAAACTGCGTTAACTCTAGTATGCTTATCGTTGCCTTTACTAGGTGTAAAATTTATAACAGGAATTCCCATCTTACGCAACTCATAAGTTAAAGGTAATCCAGATGCTTTAGATTCAATAATTACTGTTTCTGGATTCCAGTAGCCGTATTGTTCAAGCGCGATCCTACGCAACTCAGGAAATTCAAATCTACCTTTAAGACTATCTACTAAAATTAAATGAGGTGGACTATCTTCATCTGGACGAAAAACTCCCCATGTCGTTATCGCACTGAAGTCTGCTGTTTGTTTTTTCATAAAAGCGGTATCGTAAGATTGTATAACGTGTTCTAGGACTGGCATCTCTTCGTCTTCCCAATCTTGCCACCATTCTCTTTTGATCAAAGCTCCTTCTTCAGAAGTTGGCTTTTGCATGTATTGAGCATTCCACTTTGACATTGGAATAGATGCTTTGACACTTTCTAAATCTTTTATATCCCAATATTCAGGCCACACAGGTTTACCTGAAGGTAGGATTGCAGGGAATTCAATTATATCCCACTGATCGGCTTTAACTTCTTTTTGTGCAGAAATTAATTTACCAGTCAAATCTTTTTCATTCCACCTTGTCATGATTAACAAGATTGATCCACCAGGTTGAAGACGTTGACGTGGCCCTGACGTATACCATTCGAATGTTCTGTCTAGTGCTTGGGAATTCATAGCGTCTTGTTCAGTGTGGGGATCGTCAATTATCAAAAGGTCTGCACCTCTTCCTGTAATTGCCGAACCCACACCTGCCGCATAGTACTCACCTCCTTGGGCGGTTTCCCAC